TTTTCACGGTAGAGATAACGCTGGTAATGGCGAAGATTATGGGCTAATCGCTGGTTTTATTAGCGATGCAACTAACGGATCAGAAGACGGACGATTAAATTTTAAAGTATTAATGGACGGCACTTCTAGGGATTATTTAATCCTTAATGGCGGTGGTTCTGTGGTTGTAAACCAAGATGCACAAGATGTAGATTTCAGAGTGGAGTCCACGGGATTCACTCATCAATTATTTGTTGACGCTGCGAATAACACCGTAGGAATTGGTCGTGTACCTAGTTCTATGTCACTTGATCTTGAATCAAATTCTAGCGGAACGCTTAATGCTTTTAGAATCCGTAATTCGAACGCAGCAGCCGGGGCAGAAGTTAAACAACATTTTTCTTTGAACAGAACTGGCAGTTCTATTGATTTTGAATGTGCAGGAATAGTTGCTGGCAAAGAACAAGAATGGACAACAACTGCGGCCACTGTAGATGGCTTTATGGCTTTCCGCACGATACGAGATGAAACTACTGCTGAAAGAGCGCGTATAACAAGTAATGGTCATTTATTAGTTGCTACCACAAACGAATCGCAAGTATCAGGCAACGGTGTAAAACTTAACTATGATAACACCAACTCTAACGGTAGGGTTTTTGTTGTCGGGGGAAGTCAAACAGCAGGAGAATCCTTTTCGTGTTACGCGAACGGCGCATATAGATTTTATGTCGCGTACGGTGGTCAAGTATTTTCGACGAATACCTCAATCGGAGGTATCTCAGATGAAAGATTAAAAGAAAATATTGTTGATCTTGAAACTGGTCTTGATGAAGTTATGGCGTTAAAGCCAAGACGGTTTGATTGGAAAGATGGACAAGGATCAGGCAAAAAGAACGTGGCGGGTTTCATCGCTCAAGAAGTGGAGCCTGTTCTATCTGATCTAATAGAAGATTTTCTACATGATGACTTAGAGGATGCAAAAGCCATAAGAACAGGAGATTTGATTCCAACACTCGTTAAAGCAATCCAAGAACAACAGGCGCAAATAGAATCACTGAAAGCAGAAGTTGAGGCGTTAAAGAATGGCTAATACAAAGATCACAACAGCGGTAATCAAAGATGATGCCATAAGAGGTGAAAAAGATGAAGTGGATGATGAAGGTGAGCCTGTTTATCAAGGTATAGACCAATCTAAATTAGTGCCACTGCTGGTGGCTACAATTAAAGAACTAGAGGCGCGAATAGCTGCTTTAGAATCTGAATAAGGAGATAAAAATATGGCAATAACAACAACTTGGAGCGTCAGTAATATGACGCATGTTGACGCAGATGGCGGGGTAATACTTGCTTATTGGTCACTTCGAGCAGCTAGTGATGCTGGTGGAGATGAAACGGCTACCGAGGGCGGTAAGAATCGTTTTGAATATGATGCGTCAGGCAGCGATTTCATTAGTTACGATGCGCTGAAAGAAAGCGATGTTCTTGGTTGGATCTACGATGCTAATAAAGAAAGCGACGAAACCGCTGAGGAATATAAAACTCGTATAGAAAGCGAGCGTACTGCAAAGGTACAGGCTCAAATAGATCGTAAAGCAGCTCAATCAGATGGAGTCCCCTGGTAATGAATATCAATTTAGAAAAAGAAGAAGTGCAAAGCATTCTAAACGTGCTTGGTGAACTGCCCAGTAAATCAGGCGCTTGGCCTTTGATGATGAAAATACAAGCTCAAGCGCAAGAGCAGATGCCAGAGCCCGAAGAGGGTGAGGAATCTGATGAGCCAGAAGAGGCCGCAATCCAGTGACACCAACACAGAAAGCTTTAGCCGAGATCGAGGCGCACAAACGCGAATGCATTGTTCGCCATGAAGAGATCACAAGGCGGCTAGATTCTGGATCTAAGCGATTTGCTCGTTTGGAGATGATGCTTTGGGGGGTGTACCCCTTCATAGCAGGGTCAGTAGTTGCAGCTAAATTTTTATAGGAGAACTAGTTAATGAGTGATGGAACCGTAAAATTGCCTACTTGGAGTATTCCGCTCTTAATTGGCGTGTTAACTGTAGCAACCTCGTACGGCGTTCTTACGGCCAACACTGCTCACGCAGAAGACCATAGGGCCAAGATAGAAGCTGTAGCACAGGAGGCTGTAAAGAAAGCCCAAGCCAACGGTCAAGCGATAGCGGTGACCGACCAGAAAGTGCAAGCGGTAATCGACAGCTTGGCGAGACAGGAGAAAATCGCGGAAAAGACAGCGACACAACTCCAGATGATGCTCGAACAAATGTTGAAGAGCTCCAACTAAGGCTTAAGTGCGACTTACGCGAGTACATGGTGATTGCAGACATTCACAACCCAACAGAGAGGTATAAGGCTTTGCTTGAGTGGACAACCTTCAATCAGGGCGAGTGCTACTTCGGCTCAAGGCAGTGGGTGATAAATCACCGCCGCCTGATGGGTACAGCGTGGTCTCACAAAATAGATTCGTTGGTGATGACTTTGACAAAGGCGACAGAGAATGCGCGTCAGGAAGTTAAAAAGCAGAAGGTGCTTTGATGGAGCCGACTATGTTGGTTTTTCTAATGATTTGTTCTGAAAAGCAGCCTTTAAGAGAAATGGAAAACAAAGCGTGGAATATGACGCCACAATGGTTTCAGACGCTTACCAGTTGCACCGAGTTCGCCGGCAGCATCAACTACAACGACGTGAACATGAGTCGCGTCGGGATCTCAATGAAGCCACGAAGTAAATATGTCGATTGTACGTGCATACCTACAGAACTTGAGAGCCGTAAGGCTGGCACGCCTGGCTATATGTTCCGAGACAAAATCGAAACGAGAGCGGATTTATTAGACAAGTGACTATTCTTAAAAACATAACCGGCGTTTTGGGAGCGGTGGCCCCAGGGCTTGCGCAAAGCATGGGCGGTCCGCTCGGTAGTGTTGCTATGGGCGTACTCAGCAAAGTGCTTAGTAAAGATGGCAAAAAGGTTGAGGCGACAGAAGAATCTATCGGTGAGGCGCTCAAAAGCCCAACGCCTGAGCAGCTGCTTGAGATAAAGAAAGCGGAGCTCGACTACCAAGAAAAGCTCAAAGAGCTTGATATTGATATGCAAAAAGTCACAAACGCAGACATCCAATCAGCTAGGACTGTGTTCGCGAAAGACTGGACGCCAAAAATTTTCGCTATGGGAATTCTTGTCGGATTTTTCTGTTTTGTTTTCTACATCGTGAGCTCTCCTTGGTCGCGGGACATGGAGCCGATTATGAATATTATCCTAGGCGGGTTATTAGCCAACTTGGCCTCAGTGGTGTCCTACTACTTTGGCAACTCTCACTCACCAGGCGATAGCAAATGAGCCGCTTAGAAGAGATGTTAATTAGGCACGAGGCGAGCAAGACGCACGCTTATAGATGCTCTGCCGATAAGATAACGGTTGGAGTCGGGCGAAACATTGATCCCGATGGTGGGCTGGGTTTATCTCAAGATGAGATTACGTTCTTACTGCGCAATGACATCGAGCGCGTCAAGCAAGAGCTCACTGATAACTTTGAGTGGTTCAGTGACCTCGACTCTGTTAGAGCCGACGCAATGATCGATCTTTGTTTCAATATTGGCATTACATCTTTGCGCAAGTTCTCTAAGAGCTTGGCTTTGATGGAGTCGGGCGATTATATGCTCGCAGCAGATGAGTTTTTGGATAGCCGTTGGGCCGCACAAGTTGGCCGACGCAGCATTGAAATTACCGACATGATTCGCAGCGGAGAGTACCAGAATGCCGCTGCTTAGTTTGGTATTACCGCCAGGAGTTCAGAAGAACGGTACAGCACTCCAGCAATCTAATACGTGGAGCGATAGCAACCTCGTGCGCTGGTATGAGGGTGCATTGCAGCCGGTCGGCGGTTGGCAAGCAAGAACAACCGTAGCATTGACGGGTGTATGTCGAGCCATCATTGCTTGGCTTGATAACTCTGGCAATAGGAGGACGGTGGCTGGCACCCATAGCAAGCTTTTTTTCATAAACACCGATTCTACTTTGACAGATATAACGCCAGTCGGGTTTACGGCTGGCAGTGCGGACGCGGTGCAAAACCTTGGCTATGGCGGTCTCACCTGGAATAGTTTCTCGTGGAACACTCCCAGGCCAGACCGTGGAACATACACTCCAGCTACAACCTGGTCGCTCGATACATTTGGGGAGTTCTTAATAGGATGCTCGACAAGTGACGGCAAGATATATCAGTGGGCCAACAGCACATCTTCGGTGGCCGCGCTACTCAGTAACGCGCCAGTGAACAACACCGCTATCGTTGTAACGCCAGAGCGATTCGTTTTTGCGCTCGGAGCGGGTGGAGTAGGTAATAAAGTAGCCTTTTCGGATCAAGAAGATACGAACACATGGACGCCGGCAGCGACTAACCAGGCTGGTAGTTTTACGCTAGCGACCAATGGAAACTTAGTCGCAGGGCGCAGGATGCGCGGTGAGACTTTGTTGCTGACTGATGTTGATGCTCACGTTGCCAGATTCCAGGGACCGCCATTTGTTTATGGCTTCACGCAAGTTGGTAGCGGGTGTGGTGTGGTCAGTGCGGGCTCGTGCGTTGTTGCAGATCAGGCCGCTTACTGGATGGGCCAGAATGGGTTTTTTGTTTACGACGGTAGGGTACAACCGCTACGTAGCGCGGTAGGTGATTTCATATTTGAAAACTTGAACGTCTCGCAGCGAAGCAAGGTCGTGGGCGTGTTGAACTCACAATTCTCTGAGGTCGTTTGGTTTTATCCAAGTACAAGCTCAACAGAAAACGACAGCTACGTAAGCTACAACTATATGGAAGGTCATTGGCAAGTCGGCACACTATCGCGTACAGCTGGATTCGATACCGGCACGTTTGTTTATCCAAACTATGTGGATGCGACTGGTATTATCTACGAGCATGAGGTCGGCTACGCATACGACAGCGACACAGAAGTATTCGCAGAAAGTGGTCCGATACAGCTTGGTAATGGTGATCGAATGATGGTCGCCAAGTCTCTAATCCCTGATGAGAAAACGCAGGGCGATGTCACCGCTACATTTAAAACAAGGTTTTTCCCCAACGGAACTGAGAGCAGTTTCGGGCCATTCGATATGGCAAATCCAACAAGCGTTAGATTCCAGGGCCGTCAAGTGCAAATGCGCATAACTGGCAACACGCCCACAAGTTGGAGGGTAGGAACGATGCGACTCGATGTAGTCGAAGGGGGGAGGCGATGAGGCTTCCAAATGCGCCAGCGCAATATTCAGCGGGCTATCAGTCTTCAGTTATTTTGGAGCTAGAGCAAGCTGATAACTTAAACCATAAAAAAAATCAGGATGTAGAAATAGGTAGCGCAAAACTAATTTTGCGCAGCCCCAACGGTACGCGATATCAGGTTGTGGTCAGCGATGCCGGTGCCTTGAGTGCGAGTGCGGTATGAGTCAGCCAATTCAGAAAACAGCTAAAGAGTTACTCACTCCGTTTCGGTTTTTAATTGAGGCGGCGTTAGCTCATGCCGGTGGCACACATGATTACTTTGATATTGTGCAAGCCGTACAGGATTCAAAAATGTTTTTCTGGCCTGGCGAAAAAAGCTGCATCGTTACAGAGATTATCCAGTACCCAAAGAAAAGAGCTTTGCATGTGTTCTTAGCGGCGGGAGACTTGGAAGAGATTAAGGGCATGGAGCCCTCGTTGGTTGAGTTTGCAACCAGTCTTAAATGCGATGCGATTAGCCTGACTGGCCGCAATGGTTGGAAAAAAGCGCTTAACGGGATTGGCTACACGCCAGCCCATTTAACATTGGTGAAGGAATTATGAGTAAGTCAGCAAGCGGCGAAATAGTAGGAATAGATCAAGACGCGCTCGCTAAATTTTTGGGTGGCCTTGGGGGTGGAAATTCAAATCCAGCTGGTACGGCTAGTGGTGCAGATACAGCACAAGCAACTTTTACTCCAACGGAGGACGGTCGTTTTGCTGGAACGCTTAATGAGGGTCAGATTGCTAATCTGTTTGAGCAAGACCTAATGGATTACGACGATGATTACTTTTACGACGCAACAGGTATATTTGGCGATCCCGGTCTTTCCTACACTAAAGGCGTTTCGGAGGAAGTTGTGGACGCCGTTGCTTCACAGAATCAGCAGAGGATTGCAGATCAACAAGCAATCGGCAGGACGGAGGCAAATTTCCAACCCAACACCATTGAAGAATTTTACGGCTCAGGCCAAACGATAACCCAACCAGACGCCGCATACTTTCAAGACTTTCCTCTACCTGGGACATCTTTAGCGGCAACCGTGGATGATGGCGCTACTGTGCCAATTTTTGACTTCCAACCTCAAGATGGTGGCGCAGACACTAGCGCATTGATGCAAGGATTGACGGGTGTAGGCAATTTGCTTGGCATTGGTATCGGGTCAAAACTGATTGAGTCTTTATTGTCAGGTAATTTTGGCGGCGCTCCGATGTCTGACTCCGCCGGTGGTAATACAACCGGCGACCCAACGGCCCCAGGCCAAACACCTGGCGAGCCTGGAATGGGCGGCTCAGTTGGTGGCGGCGCAGCAAACGCAGGGCAGTTTTATACAAAAGACGAAATAGATGCTTTGATGGGCCAGCCATTTGATACGAGCGGGTTTCTAACTTCGGATGATTTGACGGCAGCTTTACAAGGCTTCGATCCTATGGCCGGCTTTGACCCAACTGGATTCGTAACTCAAGACGATTTTTCTACCGCGTTACAAGGGTTCGATCCGATGGCTGGATTCGATACTTCTGGATTTGTAACTACTTCAGATTTAAATACAGCGCTGTCAGATTTTAACCCTGGTATTGATACTAGCCAGTTTGTAACGTCAGCAGATTTAAATAACGCGCTTACAGGATTCAACCCTGGCATCGATACATCGAGTTTTGTGACTCAGGGAGATTTGGATGCAATAGCGTTTGATCCCTCTGGGCTGCAATCACAGATAGACGCGCTTTCAGCTGTACCAGCTGCGACCACATTCGACCCGACTGGGCTGCAAGAAGAGATCAACTCCCTACGACAGCAAATTGCTGGGCTTAGCACTGGCGGCGGTATGACAGCCGGTAACAATCAGATACCAATTTTCGACACATTTAACAGCAGAGGCCGATAGAAATGAGCTTAGGTAAAAGCAATCAAGGATCTTCTCAATCATTCGACCCAGAATTAAAAGGGCTTCTCACGTCCACGTTTAGAACGGGTCAGGCGCTTTCGCAAACGCCTTACAGCCCCTATAACTTCGCCACGGTCGCGCCACTAGCGCCGGCACAGTTAGAAGGCATGAATGCAGCGGCTACAGCTGCGAGAGGGGATCTTGGTAGAACAGATCTAACCAGCGCGATAAACGCCACACGAGGCATCGCTCAGAGAGGGTTGGTAAACCCAGATGGGACAATCGCAAACGTTGGCACTGTAGCGGCTACAGATGTGACGGCAGATCCAAATATTTCTAGCCTATCAACCACCTTCACGGCCCCGACTGCTAGCGCAATCACGGCCCCGACGGTTGCTGCCACGAATGTTGGTTATAACACTTTGCAATCTACCGACCTCACGCCGTACCAGAATACGTTCCAAACGGAAGTTATAGACGCGGCTTTGGGAGACATAGAAAGAGCTCGGCAGTCTGCGCAGAATCAGAATGCAGCCAGGGCGGTGGCCGCGGGTGCTTTTGGTGGCGACAGACAAGCAGTCCTTGAAGGACAAACCAATGAAGCATTTGCGAGGCAAGCGGCAAACACGGCTGCAAACCTAAGACAGCAAGGTTTTCAAAGCGCAAGACAAGCGGCCCTGCAAGATGCAGCGAACAAATTTCAAGCGGATAGGGCAAATCAAGCAGCTGGTCTCGATGCGAGTCGGGCGACTGGTCAGCTTGGCGTTCAAGCTGGTAGCGAAGCTGCTAGGTTGGGGCTCCAAGGCGCAATAGCTGGCATGGATGCCACGCAAAGAGCTGAGCTTGCCAAGGCACAAATGGGCAATCAGCTGGCTTTAGCAAATCAAGAAGCTAACTTGAGAGCAGCCTTAGCAAATCAACAAGCGCAAATGGGGCTAGCAGGGCAGAACCTACAAGGAGCCCAACAGCTGGCGAACCTAGCTCAGACAGAAAGAGCTCTAGACTTTGCGGACGCCCAGGCCTTAACGGATGTGGGTGCGGCACAGAGAGCAGCAGCATCCGAAACATTAGCCGACAGACTAAGACGATTTGAAGAGCGAAGGGACTTCCCGCTAAGGATGTTCGACGTGCTTAGGGCTGGCGCTGGTGTGTTGCCTAATCCGCTTACGAGCTCTAGTCGAGGAAGACAAACTAGCATCGGGATAGGCAGCTAATGTTTTTGAGAACAGTTGGAAACATAGCGCGATCAGTTGGAGGCGGCTTGCTCGATGAGGCAAGAGACACGCTTGGCAAGCTGAGAGACCCGATAGGGACTGTAAAGCAAGAGTTTCAAATGAAATTTGGTGATCCCGAAAAACTGCGCCAGCAAAGAATCGATAGGTTACAAGCCTTCATAAAAGGGGAGCTCTCAGAAGATCAGCTGACCAATGATGAAAGAGAAGACTTGATGAAAATGGGGCTCATACAGAGCCGCTCTGGACGCTTGCGAACCATGATTGGTGGGCTATTAACAAATAGGAATGAAGATGGCTGAGTCACAGTTAGAGCTAACAAAAGAAGAAGCTGAAATGTTGGCTAGACAAAACATACTAGCTAACCAAAGCAATCCTACCAATGTAGACCCGATGGCATTCAAGATAGAGCCGCCTGAGAACTTTGGACAAGGATTACGCAACTTTGCTCAGAATGTAATCGTCAGACCGTTGCAAGAAAGACTAGGGCTTAGAGAAAGTGCTGGCGACGTGGCGACTCGATTCCTGATGCAACAAAGAAAGCAACAGATTGAAAACGCCAGATTAAGCCAAGTACAGAGCTCTTTGGATCTTTTAGAGACGGCCAGGCAGATAGATTTTTTCAAAAATCTTTCTGAGGAAGAGGCAGCAAAATATAACTTGTCGCCCGAAGATTTGGCCCTAGCTCGTGTTGCTCCGCAAAAAGCATTTGCTCAACTAAGCGCAAGACTTGGAGCACCAACATCTTATGACAGAGTAGACACTGGCAATCAGATACAGTTTTTTAGGCCAGGGGCTCAAAAGCCAGCGTTTTCTATCGATAAGGGTATGACTCCAGACCAGATTCGCGATAACGCGGCAGCAGATGCAGCGGTCCAAAGAGAGATAAAAAAATCTGGCCGTGAGGGCGCGGCCAACATAAGAAAAGAATTCAACACATTAACAAAAGAAGACCGAGAGGCGGCTAAAGCGTTTGGCAAGCTTAAAGAAAGCGCAGCGTTAGGAACCGCGAAAGGTGACGTGGCGTTAATAATTAGCTTTGCAAAAGTGTTAGACCCTGGCTCGGTAGTTAGAGAAGGTGAATTCGCAACCATTGCTGATTCAATAGGCGTACCAGAAAGGGTAGTCGCCGCTTTTAATCGAGCTAGAGCAGGGGAGCGGATGTCGAACAAGGAGCGTTTAGAGGTTGTAAGAGCGGCACGCCGAAATTTACAGCCGTCAATCGACTCATTTTTAGGTCAATACAATCGGTACAAAGACATATTGACTCGATCAGGTTATTCAGTCGAAGACAATCTGTATAACCCCTACGATGGTATTCAAGACATTGAGGCTTATTCTTTGTTCAGTGATGAAGAGCTCATCGAAATATCTCAGGACGTAAATTCTATGAGCACAAAAGAATTCAAAGAATTACAAAAAGAAATACAAAGGCGAGTAGACGCCAATCAAGCTAGAGAATAGTAATGGCACAGGAACTTAATCAGCAGTTTTTAAACGATTTAGTAACGGCTAGGAATCGAGCATTTGAGACAGGCACAGCTACCGCTGAAGGCCGTATGCCGCTTACTACCATGTTTTCTCAGGCGGTAGAAAACTTACCAGGTTCTACCGTTGACTTGGTAGAAGACACTGTAAGGCCATTTTTAGAACCGATTGAAACTGCAAAAAGCCTTTTTTCTCTCGGTAAGGGTATATATCAGTTAGCAATGCCATACGGCTTTCAGATTCCAGGCCAACAAGATGGACCGGACGAACAAAGCGCAAGGGCTGTTGGCGCATACTTCGCTGATAGATATGGATCTCTGGAAGGGGCTAAAAGAGCTTTTGCAGAAGACCCAGCCGGCGTGCTCGCAGACGCTTCTCTGATTATTACTGGTGGATCGAGCCTTGCAGCGACCGCCCCTGGCGCTGTTGGGAGAGCAGCCCAAACTGTGAGGAGAGTTGCAGATGCCGCCGATCCATTAACGATGGTTACTAAAGCAGGAAACAAAATCGTAAGAGCAGTTCCCGAAGTGGCAAAGTCTGGGTTGGGAATGTCCACTGGCGCTGGCAGAGAATCGATAGATCAAGCATTACAAGCTGGTAGAGAGGGTGGAGCTCGACAACAAGCATTTCTTGAAAATCTTCGAGGAGAGGTTCCTGTTGAGTCATTGGCTAGCGAAGCGAGCGAAGCATTAAAAGATATGACCTCGAAACGAAACCAGCAATTCGCTCTGAATAAAGAAATTCTTCAGTTAGGAAGAAGAGAAATAAATATGGAGCCAGTAACAGACGCCATTGCAGAAATTCGCAACACGAAAGAATTTCAAGGTGTATCTGAGCTCTCTCAAGCAGCACAAAAGAAACTTGCTCAAATAGAAAAGCTGGTTGACCAATGGAACTCAAGCCCAGCGCTTCACAACGCTCAAGGGTTAGATATTTTGAAACGTCGTATCGATGCAGAATACCCAACAAGTATTCGCCCAGGCGATGCGGGTATGGTTGTAACGCAAGCTAGGAACGCTGTAAAAAAACAGATCGTGGAACAAGTGCCGGCGTATGAGCCGCTGATGAAAGCATACGAAACTGCGATAGAGCTTGAGCAAGAAATGCAGAAAGCATTATCACTCGGCAAGAAGGCTTCGGCAGATACTATTCTGCGCAAACTCCAATCTGTTATGCGCAACAATGTGAACGCTAACTTCGGCAGCAGACTGAACTTAGTAAAAGAGCTAGACGATGCTGGTGATTACTTGTTGCTACCTAAAATAGCTGGTCAGCAAATGAACACGTTGACACCTCGCGGCTTTGCTCCACAAGTGCTTCTTGGGGGTGCGGTTGGTCAATCTGCGTTGAATTTAGACCCAACCGCTGTTTTGTTGGCCCCATTGACAAGCCCGCGAGTAGTTGGCGAGGCGACTAGGGCTGTTGGCGCTGCGCAGAAAATGGTCAATCCTGTTTTACAGACGATTGCTAATAACCCAGTGGCGAGAGCTTTTCTGAACAACGTATCTCAGCAAGATATTCTGAATGTTGCTAGGGCTGCTAGACCCACAGGGGTACTCGCAGAAGAAGCCAATCAGCAACAATTAAACGAAGAGCAAATGAGGCTAATCAGGGCAGCTGAATCGCTTAGGCAGTAGATAAAAACGTGCACAAAGTGTGCACATAAAAACTAAATACCATATTTATCAGGGAGTTAGATGGTGCCCAGGGAGAGACTCGAATTCTTGCACTGATCCACTGGCGCATTCTGGCGCAGTTTAAGTTATTGATTTAATTCGTTTTTAAAAACTCAGGTGCGCCAGCTAGATCCACCGAGATATCCAAACGTGCACAAAACGTGCACACCTCAATTTACCTGAGACCATTTCTCGTGTTCTGCCATGCTGGCTTCTCTGTTTAGCCATTGACTATAAGTGTTCAGAAACTCATCGACATTGTGTCCCAGTTGCTTTGCGCAGTAAGCGGGTTGCATACCAGCCTCTAGCATCATAGTTGCGCAAGTGTGACGCACGTTGTAGGGATCTCGATAAGCGATGCCAAGCTCTTCTCTAATCTTGCTAAATTTCGCGCTGAAAGAGTCGTATCTTTTGTACGCTTGCTTGTTGTCAAACTGAAGTATCCGACCTTTTTTAAATCGGGTGGGATGATTGTTTAGCAGATTAACCAATTTGGGATGTAAATTTACGAGTCTGTTTTCTTCGTTCTTTGGTGTTTGTTTCTCTACGCCGTCCGTTATGGTTTTTGTAACTCGCAAAGTCTCGCCGTCGTAATCATCCCAGTTAAGGGCAATCACTTCGCCAGGCCGCAAGCCAGCATAAAAACGGATCATGTAAAACAAATAGGTGTTACCAGCTTGCTCAGATTCGTAAATCGCTCCTAAGATTTGGTCTCGCTCTTCGATTGTGAACGGATTGGCCTTTTGCGTTTTACGCTTGCCCCACTTACGAGAAGCAGGGTTGTGAGATAGGAATTCTGGTACGGCTTGTTCAAGTACGACGTGCAAAATTGCGATCACGTCTTTCTTATAGCGCTTTGATAAATGCTTCATGTGAGCGGCTTCTATCTCAGCAATCTTTAGCTTGGTAATGGCCGTAACCTTTTTATTTCGTAAGTAGGGGAGCCAGTAGCGATTGAGTATTCCGCGCATTTTTCTGTCAGAGCTCGGCGCTAAGTCGGTTCTGTCTAAATACAGCCTAGCGAGTGTGAGTAGTGTCGGCGCTTCGCCCTTGTTTAATTCAGCGGCAGCTTCTTGGGTCTTATGTTCAGCGATTGCCGCTAAACGTATTTTTTCGGCTTGCTTGATACCTTGTGGAGTGAAGGGAATGCTGAGTAGTTTGTACTTTCGCACTCCGTCGTGCTGCCAGTGGATTCTACACTTGCCTCTGAAGTTCTGGACCCCTTTTGCCATTCTCCAATCGCCTCTATGTCATATACAGCTTTACGCCCACCATCATAAAAGAAGTGCTGGCCTTCTATCCAGTAGCGTTGTCGCCGGTTTTTGATCTCGTTTTTCGTATAGCCCGACTCTGCGATGAGTTTCGCCTCAGTCACCAGCATTATCGTTCTCCTTTTCGCCTCTCATCTTGTCTAAATATTCTTGAGCCGCTGGATGAATCTCGCCGTCGTGGTGCTTAGTCAGAGTGTGCTCGATGAGCAATTCCAGGTAGTGGTGTGTTTTGAGCAGATCCTCAACGCCCCCTTTTTGCTGCCAACGGGTAATGTACTTAATGACATTGCCCTCTACGAAACTGAGGTTGTTTCGCAAAATAAACTCAATTGGTTGGATTTCGAGATTACGGTAGTGATTCCCACCCACCTGGTCTCGTAATGCCATCATTTTTACAGCCATATGTTTTCCTTAATTAGTGTGGCTTTGGCGAGAAGGAGAGCCACGCTCCTTAATGGAGATGACGAACGCTCGCCTCGTTTTATTCAATCTCAGCATGGAACTCTGCTTTCAATTCGTTCAGAACGGGATCACCAATGAACTCAAGGTTAGGAGCCTTGCGGAGCTCTTTGGAGCGATAGCCTGGCGGGCCGTTGGTGAACTCGTTATTCGTTATGTCGTTACGATACGTAACGCTCACTTTATTGGCGTCAATTGGCGTGGCCCAGTTGCGCAACAGCGTCGGGATGTAAATATGCAAATCACAACTCTGGCGCTGATCTTCCACGCTCAACTCTACCTTGCGCAATTCACACACCCACCTACCAAAGCCGCCCGGCTCAGTAACCGGCGTTGAATGCGCACAAGTGCGGCAGTTGACTTCGGGTAACTCGCGACCGTGGCAAATATCGCTGTAGTCACAGAAGCGACACTGATACCAGGTTGGGTCTTCACTAAGCTTTCTGGGTTGTCGGTCGCTGGCAATGATCCGTGCAGAACGCTCCACCAGGTTTTTAGCGTATTGCTCATCAAGCGGTACGCGCTCCAAGTAAAGCCGATCATCGTCTTTGCAGATGGCCTGATACAGCGCCCACTGAATGCCCATCTTGTACATATAGATTTGCATTTGGCCGTAATGCACCGGCTTGCTGTTCTGAACGCCTTTCTTAAGCAGATCGTCATAGCTTTTCTTGTTATGCGTCTTCTGCTCTGAGACATGAGGCTCTCGTGGCGCTTCTGGCAATCCCATAACAACGCCATCGAGCGATCCGCCGAAGTGGCCGGCCACGTCATCGATTCGCCATTGCTCGTTTGTGTCGGGATCTTCTGCCCACACATCAAGCCCAGCCATGCGGAGCCAGGCGTTAAGCTCGTTCTCTTCGCGCTGCCCACGGTTGAATAACCGCAACAAACGCGCAGAGTGGCGAATAATTTTAACCCACCGAAACTGATACCAGAGTTTATCGTCGCAAGGGTCGGCAGCACTTGACGCCCCATAGTGGGCGCGTCCTGGTGCGCTGCTTTGCGTTGCCTCGATTGCCTCATCTATCGCCTCAAGTGTGGTCTGAGGCCGCGAGCTCATTAGCTCGGTTCATCGTCTTGGAATTCGTCTTGAGGGTAAAACGATTCACGGCTCTCGTAGATCTTCCTCGGTGGCGGTTGAGTCGCCGGCTCCCCCATCCGATCAATGTCGGTTGTAAGGGGTGGAGAAGCCGACTCGGCGGTGGGAGTCACCGCCTTATAGCCGCCTATAGGAATTCTGTTTCGCGCTGCATATTCGCCCCGCGCCGCTTCAATCTCGATTGTAATTTCTACCGGCTTGTTGCGTATTGCATAACAGCCATCCTCGAAGTCAAAACCATTCACGCCCACTGCTTTGCATATCTTGGCTAGGTTCTCGTTGGCAATCTCAACCGATTTCGGGTTCGCGTTTTCTACGTTATGACCATCCCAAATAAACCGGCCCTCGTGCCTTGGTCCCGTGATCTCCCATTGCAAAACCAATTGCTTGCCGCCCTTGCTCGTGTCCCTAAGCTCCGCGTCCATCACCACGGCCTTGTACTGGCCTGGCTCTATCGGATCAAAAGACTTCTTCTCGCCTGTTGGCACTGCTTGTTCTTCTGCCATGCTCACATGAAATTTAAAGCTCATTACTTATCCCCCTTATGATTAATTGCTTCATCTAGTGCTTTCCAGCTAAGTGGTAACTGTGCTGGTAAGTTGAATCGGTTTTTCGCGGAGAATGCCGTGTTCTCTATCGTGCAAAGAATCCGCTCACCAGTGGACCTGGCTTTGGTCTTCGCGTTACCAAAACCGACCGTTTCTTTTGTCTTGATAAAATCGTGCTTCGCGTAGAGCACAGCGTCCGCTTTCTCAAGACATAACGCGCCGGCTAGCTTTTGCAGCTTGATCTCAGCTCGGTCTACGTCATCGAGCTCTGGATTCTGATGCTTTTTGTATTGCGAGTGCGCGACTAATACGACGTGCATCCCCGACTCACGTAAGTTTGCGAGCTTGTCAAAGATCACGCGCCACTCATCTAAGGCAAAGTTATAGCCCTTGCCATAGCCGCCGCCGGCTTTCTCGATGTTGTCCACGTCGTATTTTCTACAAACTTCTGCCCAGATAAGCGGTTCTAGGTGGTCGAGCGAGTCAATGACAACGGTTTGAAACTCGTGTTCGCCCCGTAAGCTGTCTAACGCTTCTATCACTTCGCTCAATGTTTGAGCGATAGGGAAGGCCGGCACAGTCAGATTGCCAGTGCCATCTTCGGTTCTAAGTAATATCGCCCTGGGCGCAGACACGGCAAAAGTGGTCTTACCAACTCCTATCCCGCCATATACGACAATGATGTGGTTTTTGTGCGCACTCGTGAGCGCCACGCTTGAAAGATCGAAAGCCATTATTCAGACCTCCCTTCTTTCACTTGCACGTTAGGCTTTGCTTGCTTAGTCGTAACTGCCTGGGCAAGCAATCGAGCCATATCGGGCTTTTCCTCTAAGAGCTCTACGAACTTAGGCTCATCAAAAGCCTCGACTAGCTTTACTGGGTGGAGCTCTTTCGGAATTTTGTCCTTAATCAGCTTCCATTGGTCCCAGTCAATCGAGCGCCTGATGTCGTTCTTGATTGTTACTTTTGTGCCATTTGGCAAAAGGGTGGTTTTGCTGCCCTTGGTTTTGAATTCCAGGAAGGGCAGAATCTTTTCTTCTGTCTCGATCCTAAGTTCTTTAGCTGCGTTCTCAGCCGCCTTGTGCGATAGCCAATCGGCGGCTAGTTTTTCTACGTCAGGCTCATTAGA